TCCCATTCCACGTCCTGCCATATCAATTACCTCACTTATATTTTTTCATTACTGAGGATCACCGCCCTCAAAAAACACAGTCACGCTTGAAACATGGGCATCAGTTACATCAATGTAGATGCCTGTCTCAAAGAGTACCCCTGCATCAGGGATAAAAAGTTGTTGCCCACCGATTGCAGCGGGCGTTGTAATGGTTACCAACGCTGTGCCGCCGGAGGTTGTGCCGTCTTTAAGGGAAAACGAAGAGCCTGTCGCTGAATTAGTGAAATATATCCCGTATAANCGACAGCGACCTACAACTGCTGAAGCATCCGAGGTCTTGGTGACTGCCTTGATATTACTAGCGCTCACGAGCTGCCCTCCTTAATCTCACCTCGTAAAACCATCGCCTTACGCTCTGCACTCCCTACAGGAGGCAAAGAAGAGGCTTTCTTACGAGTCGTTTTTTTAGGAGCTGCCTTTTTAGAGGCTGCTTTTTTCTTAGCAATAACCATAAAGCCCCCTGTTATCTGGTTTCAGCAGCAATAATGTAATCCAGAGTAGTGACACGAGTGCCTGTTGCATTACCGGAAAGACTCATGGCAGCAGCAGTCATATTTTCGTCATCGTTGATATTAGTGCTGTGTGTAGCCACCAATGAGCCATCTATGTAAAACCTCACCGANCCAGTGCTATTCACTGAAAAACCAAGGCGAATATAAGTGGCATCTACTANATCAATNCCTGAATCAGTATTGGTTTCCGTACCATTTTTTTCAGTTATGCAGAGAATGGAAGCATTACCATCATCCACCTGAAAAACAATACGATCAGCTGCCGTCAGCATAGCTTCAGGATGAGTAGCAAAATTAACAGTTAGTCCTGCACAAATATCGGTCTGATCAGCATCAGTGCATTTAAGGCGTGTTTCAAAATAAATGTTTTTATCTGCAGCTACTGCAAAAATCTCATTACCTTGAATAGACGCACCGTCATTATCAGTAGTGGCAGTAGAAGTCAGGGCTAATTCACCCCCAATAGCATCTGCTACAAGGGCCACAGCAGCGCCTGAATCTTTAACTACCGTCCAGTCATTAGTGGAATTAAAAGCAATTCCTACAAAATCATCAGAGATTTCAAAGAAATCAGGGTTAATAGAAATGGGCATTTGGCGCAAGGCTTTGTAACCTGCACCATACCCGTTGTACAACACGGGGGTATTGTGGTGAGTAGCCATATAGTTATCTCCTGTCGTGGCTAGTGTCTGCCGCTTCCAAGTGGAACGCAGTCAGGATGAGTGGATATAGTATAACAGTAACAAAAAAGGGGGCAACAAGTGCCCCCTTTTTTTAATCAACTACTTTTTACGGAGTACCCGGCGAGCCGAAAATGCCGCGAGGATCACTAAAGCCAAAGCTATAACGCTCACGGGCCTTGTAGCGCACATTACCAGTTTCAAAGTCTCCTTCAAAACCCGTGCTCATAGATACACGATCAAACATTTTCATGCCATCTGGGGCATCTGTCATGATAAAAAACGCATCGACATCAGTCAGATAGTGATTGACTGAATAGCCTTGTGGGATCATACCCATGTTTTTTATCGCGTTGATGTCATTATCCGCAGTNCCAACTCGAAGAGTTGACTTCAGNATNCGATCCGCAGTGAACTGNANTTCTTTNGGNATAATTAATCGGGTTCCCTGAACAGCAATCTTTAGCCCNCGCTCATCGGTGAAGGCAGCAATGTCAATTAATGCCTGCTCCAAAGAAGCCTCGGACAAATCAGCTGAAGTGGCAAGTTCATTCGCCAAATTAGCGCCGCCCAAAGTTGGGTGAGCTGTAGAACAAAGAGCTACGCCATCTCCACCAAGAGAGGTGGTGAATGCGTTGTTCAGGATGTTAGCACCTTTAATCTGCTTGGTTGTGGCCATTGAGCGGGCCAGAGCCTTGGTGTAGCGAGAAGAAAGGCGATCATAAAGATTATCCTCAATGGCCTCCTCAGTCAGGCTAAACGCCAAAGCGATAGTTTCATGGGTATAACGAGCGGTATACACTTCTTGCGCTTGGTCATAAGCGACCCCTGCACCTTCAGATTTTACCGGCGCTTCACCGAAACCAGAGAGCATTACCTCTTCTTCAAACGCTCGGTCTGAAGATTCAGTGGTATAGATTTCTGTATGCTCTTCTTTATACGACTTGTATTCGAGTCCAAAAAGAGCATTTAGACCGGGTTCAAGCTCTTTCACGAGTTGCGAACGTGATATTGCCATGTCTAATAACTCCTATTGGCCAGCAACCCCTGCACTTCCGTACAGGTGTTCGTTGATTTTAACTACTACTACGGCGAATTCCCCAATAGCATTATTCGGGACGTCCCATAAACCTACAATTTTCAGGTTTAACGCAGCGGTGGTAGCGATTGTGGAGGTAGAAATCTCGTTAGCAGACACACCAGTAGTGGTGCTTCCTGTTCCAACAACGATNTCAGCATTTTTACCNTAATTGGCGGCNACAGAAGTGCCGTCATTTTGGATCAAAAACAANTGGNNAGGATCATCCATCACGTCGGCAGTGATTTTGCCTTGNGTGATGTTGATCGAACCGGGNTAATAGTTCTTCCATGTAGGCTTTCCNGTGGTNGGATCNGCATANTTACAACCATTNAATACNCCTACCGCCGCAGTATNCGACGNTGGATCGAACTGCAAGAATATAACCATCTTTAAGGGTAACTAAATCGCCCTGATAGATGGCACCGGCCTGATTATCCGCAATTTCGTAACCATACTGCTTCTGTGAACCAGACGCAGACAGGTTTCCAAGCGGACGCAGCCCGAAAGCTTTATCGACATTTGCCATGATGCTTGTCCTTCTTCAATAACAGGTTATTCGGACGACCTCGGTCCTCCGAGACTTACACGGGACTGCCTTTCAGGAGAATCGATTTTCATGGACGAATGTGCATTCGACTTCATGAGATCGTTGTCCGCAGCCCGCATTTGATCATGGGTCCGACTTGNATAATACTCTCTGCGCTCGTTTGCTGTCTCTTCAGGGATTCTGGCCAATAGTAAATCTCCTACCGAAATGANGCCTTTNTTGTGGCTTCCGTCTGAGATAACACTNTCAAATTCAGGATANTCNTCTGCACGCACTAGCTCGTACCCCTCTCGGAGTTTGCTTGTCACGTTTATACGATCTTCCTGTCCTGCCGTTTCNGCCCTGATCCAACGGTGCTTANAGCCCGGAGGAGCTTCTGGCGCTTCTAAACGAGAAGGAGGTGCCCAGTGTTTGCGACGCGCAGTTTTTTCGCGGGTTTCAGCCTCACGATTGCTGCGAGCAAGTTTTGGTACAGTTTTGTCGCTGTCACTCATAGCTTACCTCTTCACATGTTTAGCGTATTCTTCAAGTGGAACCCCCAGCCTTTTCGCGATTGCAACCTCGCTGGGTTTCAACTTTATAGTACGGCGTGCTGAACTGTTGATTCCCGAGGATCGGGTTGCAGGCGCCACCGTTTGCACGGGCCGGTTGGTCCTGTTATCTAGCGCAGAGTTGCCATTATACTGCTTTGGAAACAAATTTTTCATTCTGCGATCTATCTCATCATAATACTCATCAGCCGAAGGGTCAAACCCTTCGTTCTTAATTAATTCGACATGAATGCCCCGTACCGTGTTTGTCATAACGATATCTTCACCAAACCACGAATTTTTCTTGGCCCACTCCTCCGCTTTAGGGTCAGGAGGCCTTGATGCAGACGGCGCGTTTACTGCTTCAGGGGGAGGCTGGACAGGTGCTGCCGTTTGTTGTTGAGGCGCGTGTAGTTCTTGTTTTAATTTCTGCTGCTCCCACACAGTAGTTGTAAGCCTTTGTTGTGCTTCAGTTTCTGTGTCAATGTCCCCTTCTTCTCTGGCACGCTTAATCACGTTTTTAAGCGCTACAAGCTGGGTTTCAACACGCCCGCTGGCTTCCCCCGCACGCTCTTTTGCAGTTTGTTGGTTTTGTTGTTGCAGCTCTTCATTGCGTGACTTAATACTTTTTGCATATTCAAGAGCCGATTGTTCACGACGCTCTGTTTCACGCAATCTCGCCGTAAGCTTGTCAATTCTTTTCTTNACCTTGTCACTGTAATTATCTAGGTCATCTGAATCAGGAGCTGCCTTTTCTTCCTCAACTATAGGTTTTTCTTCCTCTGCAACCTTGCCTTCAGTGCCGTCTTGATTCATTTCAACGGTTGTTTCTTTTTCATTTTCCCCCACATCAAACTGGAGTTCTTCGTTTTGTATTGGTTCGCCCATTAATTTTCTCCTTATGTGATGTGCAGGATGCTTTCAGGATCACTTACAGTGCCTAAAATTTCATCATCGTTTAAAAGTCTTATTTCTCCACCGTCTATCTGAATACGTGACCCAGCGTAACGACCAAAAATCACCCAATCACCTTCCTTGCACCACGGGCCATCAGGAAACTTAGATTCATCGGCATACGCCAAAGGACCCATTTTTAATACACAACCCACATTAGTAGCTAATTGGTTCCTTTCCTGAGTTTCCTTGGCAAGCACAATACCGCCTTTTGTTGTTGTGGCACCACGATAAGGCAGCAATGTAATCCGCCATCCGGTTGGCTGCGGCACAAGATCAA